TCTCTCAACATTCCAGAAATGGTTCAACAATCGCCGAAACAAACATCCTCGCGCGGTGGCGGCGGCGGCGGTGGCGGCGGTGGCGGCGGCGGCGACTCACAAAGAGTAGAAGAAATGCGAGACCTGCATTCTCCTATTACTGTAGGGAACTCATCCGCTGTTCCCGCCACCCCCGTCGTCGTAAAACGAATGTCGGCACTCTTCATCAAACCTGAAACCGATGTTGAATGCCTTTATCGAAAATCAGGTATTCGAGAGAATTGCGAAGTGTGTTCAAGCGACGTTGTTCTTACCGACGACGGTTTCCTCACATGTAAAAATCCCGCGTGTAGTATTCTTTACAAGGATGAATCTCTCGACCAAAGCGCTGAATGGCGTTATTACGGTGCGGATGACAATCAAAACAACGACCCAACCCGCTGCGGTATGCCTGTGAATCCACTCCTCAAAGAATCATCCTATGGATGTAAGGTAATGTGCGAGGGCGGTTCTTATTCACAAGACATGATGAAAATCCGGCGTTATACGGAGTGGCAATCGATGCCGTATCGAGAGAAAGCCCAATACGACATGTTTCAGAAAATCACCACCCTCGCACAAAATAAGGGCATTTCCAAGATGATTATCGACGAGGCACTCCGTGTTCATAAACGCATATCTGAACACAAAACTTTTCGAAGTCTCAATCGCGATGGTGTCGTAGGTGCATCTATATATATCGCATGTAAAATCCACAACTGCCCGCGTACACCAAAAGAAATCGCGAATATATTCAATCTCGACAATACAAGTGCGACAAAAGGCTGTAAAAATGCAGTGGGTATTATTAATGAACTTGAATCGAATTTAGATAATTCAGAGAAAACCAACTTCTGCAAGACAAAGCCGGAAGCATTCATTGAGAGATATTGTAGCCGTCTCGCAATCAACGACGAACTTACGAAATTGTGCCAGTTTATTGCGGTGATGATTGAAAAACAGAACTTGATTCCGGAGAATACGCCGCATAGTATTGCTTCGGGGATTATCTACTTCGTCGCATGCATGTGTCGTCTTCCTATCACGAAGAAAGACGTCAACCGTATTAGTGACATGAGTGAGGTTACCATCAATAAATGCTACAAAAAGCTATACGATATGCGAGAGAAGCTTATTCCGAAGATGATTGTTGAAAAATATGCACCGAAATGAAATGGAATGAAATGGAATGGAATCATGAAATGGAATCATGAAATGGAATCATGAAATGGAATCATGAAATGGAATCATGAAATGGAATCATGAAATGGAACGATGAAATGGAATCATGAAATGGAATCATGAAATGGAATCATGAAATGGAACGATAAAATGAGATCCAACCTTCATAGTAGGCGTTGTAATATCATATTTTTCTTATTATCGTATAATATACTCATAATACAGAATTGTATATTATACTCTAGTATATCAATTATGGACACTACCGATGCTGGCACCGTCATCGTTCCAAAGTATATTTTCATCATCCCATATCGCGACCGCGAGCCGCACCGTGTATTTTTCAGCACATATATCTATAAAATTATGGAGGATATACCGAACCAAGACTGGACTTTCTACTTCGTCCATCAGAACGATACACGCCCGTTTAATCGGGGAGCCATGAAAAATATCGGGTTTTTAGCATTAAAAGAAGCATTCCCAAATCATTACAAGGACATCATCTTTATTTTTAATGACATTGATACAGTTCCATACGACAAGAATATTCTAAATTATCACACAGAATATGGTGTCGTGAAACATTTCTACGGATTTCAATTCGCACTTGGCGGGATATTCTCGATTCGAGGGGTCGATTTCGAGAGAATAAATGGATTTCCGAACTATTGGGCATGGGGTGGTGAAGACAATCTCATCAACGAACGAGCCAAGCAGTTCGGACTTACAATAGACCGAAGTAATTTTTATACCATAGGGGACAAACATATCCTTCAATTTGCGGATGGTATGAAACGTCTCATCTGTCGTGATGAATTGGCTACATCAATTATGCCGAATAATGCGGATGGCTTGACGAAACTCGCGAATGTAGATCATGTAAAATATGACGAAACACACATGATTGATGTAAATGCGTTCGATACCTATATTCATTATTCGCAACTTCATTTTGAAGAACAGTCGTTGGAACGTCTCAATAAAATACGCGTGTCGCCATTGAACGCTCTTCGAAATATTAAACAACTACAGAGTGAATATATTGTTGATGCTAATAAGAAGATTCATTCAGTTCATGCCACATCGGCATCGACCTTGGTGGCGGCTGGAAGTCAAGCAATACGTAAAATAAACGGTGGTGTAAATACTGTCAACGTTCCAATTCAAACAAAAATGCCGTTCATGATGAACCACAGTATGATGATGGGAGACCGAAATATGTATCAAAATAAAAGACTCGTCATACCCAAAGACCGCCCAATTATAACAGAACAAGAAAGACATAATCGGATTGCGGCAGAAGCAGCAGCAGCAGCGGCAAACAATGGGGAACGTGTATATCAAAATATCAAACAACACACTGATATTAACATACCATTACAACGACCGAATCGAATCGGAATACATAACAAACAATTTGGAATGCGTGCATTGTTTATGTAGATTTTTCAATCGTCACGCTCTTTGCTACTTTACGTATCACCTTATCAATATTCCCCTCCTTTTCACCGTCGGTTACAATCCTGGACATCTTAATGTATTTGTCATTCTCTCGGGTGTTGCTATTCAGGCAGCGTGGATTGGCTTTCGCCCATTCATTTACAAGGACCACATTCTTATGCTCCACCGAAAGGACCGCGTTTGTCATTTTTGCGTGGTCAGGGCCATCACGCTCCCATTGGTTATTTTCCTTCACGTATAAGGTTTCGCGCTTGACGTCGCTACAATGGACCGGTCGTTTGTATAGGTCGGTTTTCTGGAGGTTGTCTATGAAGATGCTCGACATGCCCTCAACATAGCCAAGTCTACCGACATTTTCTAGATCAGTTATGTTCAACTGGATAGAATCAATGAAGTCTTTCATGTTCATCGCGTCCTTACACTTTTCGTTAAGAAACATATTCATGTTGAAGGTGTTGTTATTATTGGTGTTGTTGGTGGTGGTAGTGGAATTATCATGTATTGTAGATGCGCTAATATTATTCGTTGTTAATGCTTGTGATGACTTACATATTTCATACATTTGGTTTTGTAATTGAGTGTTTGATTTGATTAGTTCAAGTATTAGTTTATTTTGTATATTATTATCACTCATCAACTGTGAAGGCTCAGCCAACGATATCTTAATATTTTGTTTCGGATATATATCATTATCGTCGTTATCGTCGTTATCGTCGTTATCGTCGTTATCGTCGTTATATTCTTCATTTGTTGATTTATCTTTGCGTTTCAAATCGAGTAATAAATGTAAAATGTTATTATATTCATCACGTGTTATTGGCTTGGATATTTCATCTAGTGTATATTTTTCTGGTTCTGGGTCTGCATCTGTGTTAGTTTCATAATTCATTGTGCTTGATACCGATTTATCTTGCTGATGCTTTGTTGTATCTAAATGCTTGTTATATATACTTTGTTTAGAGCATTTGAAGTTACACTTTTCACAATAAAAACGATAACTTGTTCTTCGAGGGTGAGGTAGTGGTTCAACACTATTTAAGTTGGCTTGTAATAATACAACATATTCCTTTTCTTTCTTTTTCGCATCATACATGTCATTACAGGTAATAACGTCGATTATTTCCATTTTCCAGTTATCCCAACCACCATTATTTCTTATCACTTGATACAACTTACAATTGCTTGTGTTAGTTGTATCGCTTATACAACACATCTTATGAGCATATTTTCTCTGGACAAAATTAGTGGTATATCCTACATATACGTCACTAATAGTTTCATCTTTACATGTTATTTTATAAATAATAGTATTGGAATAATCAATATATGTTTTGGGCATAATCTTATAAGAATCTTATAGTAATCTTATCTATCCTAAATCTTATAAAATAATCTTATAAGAATCTTATAAGAATCTTATCTATCCTATACATAAATGTCCGATTTTAACCCACCAAAATGGCGGCGGCCGCCGACCCCCTCCAAAAAGTTCAGTCACAGTTTTTTAGGGTGAAAAATGTGTTTTGAGAGCATAATGGTAACAAACGTGTTTTTTGATGTTTCACATTTCATGTTTTAAAATTGACGGCGCGAAAAGGCCAAAATGGACATTTTTGGATGTCCAAAAAAATGTCCAAAAATAGGGGGTCTAATTTCGTAGTTTTTTCTAGCCTTCAGCGGTTTTGAACGAAATATTTTCGGCGGTTTTGTCCTTGAAACATAAATTTCCAACTCCCAAGAATCCACACTTTTGAAATAAAACCTGTTTTCAAACGAAATATTTTCGGCTGAAAAGAAGGAATTCTGACCTTATGAGTTTTCAATACTTGCACTACCCTTTTCAATCGTCACGCTCTTTGCTACTTTACGTATCACCTTATCAATATTCCCCTCCTTTTCACCGTCGGTTACAATCCTGGACATCTTGATGTATTTGTCATTCTCTCGGGTGTTGCTATTCAAACAGCGTGGATTGGCTTTCGCCCATTCATTTACAAGGACCACATTCTTATGCTCCACCGCAAGAACCGCATTTGTCATTTTTGCGTGGTCAGGGCCATCACGCTCCCATTGGTTATTTTCCTTCACGTATAAGGTTTCGCG